CTCCTTTTAACTCCCTTAGGCGAATCAGCATGCGGATGAAGATTTAAAAGTTTATCTCTATACTCTTCTAAGTATTTATTTTCAATTTCAAACAGCTTTTCTTTATTATAACTTTCGAAACTACAAATTATAACAAATTTAAAAACATCTATTCCAAATTCATCAAACAGCCTTTGCATGTTTTTATTTTCATGCTTGCCAGCTTTTAATCTTTTTTTGTGATCCGTAAATCTACGTCTTACACATTTTGATGAACCAACATAAACCAAATCATTTTGGGTGTTTTTGATAAGGTAGACACCCGGCACCTTTTTTCTTACGTAAGTCATATAATGAACTCCTTTTAGATTAAATAGAAGCTCATTATACTAAAGTTAGTACCCTTCTAAAAGCACTAAATGCCTTCACCGACAGCAACACTGAGCGGATAATATATAATAACTCCGGCTACACGTGCATGCGCAGGCACTACGAACTCAAGGCCACGCTCTTGAGCTGGGAATTGCTCATAAGGCTGTGGAATTTCTAGAGTTAGTTTGTCTGGATTTCTGTCATAAGCAATCATGACGTCGCCACCAGCTGCAACAGAGCCTTCACCAAGACCAGCACCTTTAAGCTCATTAACCCACTCAACAGTTGTGATGAATGGACTGTTTTGCAAAAAGAATTCTAGAATTGTTGTGTCAGTACCAGAAGCAAGTCTTGTATTTGAGATTTGTCTGTACTGTTTAATCGGCATGATCAAAGTGTTTGGCATTTCAACGCCTTTAGTAACGTCAACGATGCCAGTAACAAGGTCGTTCATGTCGCGTAAGATTTGATCAGGTGTTTTATCTTCCCAAAGTGTAGAAGATGCAGTACCGTCATTTTCAACAGCAACACGTGTAATGTTTGGATTGTCGATCAAACCAGTTAAGCCTGATTCACTATCACCATACCAAGCAATTTTATTTACTTTTTGCTCGATAGCGCGTCTTGTTGCATTTGCTTTGCGTTGCTCTAATGAGCGACCAACAAACTGGGCGGCTCTAATTTCTTGAACAGAATAACCATAAGATGCACCTAGTGATCTGATTGGTGAGTTAAATTCTTTACCTTTAACGTCAGCTCTTGGTAGATCATCAGCATAGTTTGCGATAACTTTAGCAAGACCTAGTTGGTCAAATTGTTGGTAAGTAATGCTTTCCGCACCAGGTCCAGCTTCTGTTGATACTGGGATCAAAGTTGTAGCTTTTAACTCTGGGTAAACAACATCATATGTTCTAGCTTTAATAGACTCAAGCTCACGTGCAAAAAATGCAGTTTGGTTGGCGTCTAAGTTAATTGATTTTATTTCTTCAGTCATTTTGAAAATCTCCTTAAATATTATTAACGTGGCAAGTTGACTTCAAGAACTGCAAGGCCGCCGGCTTCTGCACCTTTGGTAAATCTTGCGCCTTCAACTAAGAAAGCATTTCCTGAATCGTCATCAGATCTGAATTGACCACGAACTTTACCAGCGCCGTTGTCTGCAAATCTTAAGTAAACTGGTGAGGCAACAGTTACTGCATCTTCAACAAAAACGTAGATGCGTCCACGAGTCATTGTTGAAACTGCGTCTGTAGCTTTGTAAAAAACATTACCATCTAGATCTTGCTCATGAGCTTGTTCTAAGATTGCAACACCAACAAAAACTTCATTTGAATCATAAGCAACTGAGCCATTAGCTTGTGAAGCACCACCAGTAACAGCGATATTCTCGAGCAATACAGCGCCAATGTTTGAAACAACTGTGATTTCACGAGCGTCTGTAACTGTTGCAGAAATGTCATCAAGTGAATCAAGTTCAGCGGCAAGGTCAGCAAGTGTTGTTGCTTGGTCTGTGTTAAATGGAACTGTTGTAATTGCAACACCATTAACATCTAAGTCGATGTTATTATCAGTAACGAAATCAGCGTCAAATGACAAAACTGCAACGTTTGTTGATGGTACGCGTGCAGCATTTTCGTTGTTTAAATCTTGAACAAGACCGAAACCGAAATTGATGTTTTCTGCTGCGAGGTATGTTAATACGTTATCAAAACCAGAGTCGGCTTTTCCACCAGCTTGGCCAATAACCATATCTAAATTATATGATGTTTGTGACATATTGAATCTCCTTATTTATTTTCTTTATTGCTTTTGTAGCTATTTCTCATACGCTCAAGCATACGCTCACGCGCATCCATTGCTGTATTTTTTGGCTTGCTATCAAGCTTAGGTGCTACCTTTTCGCGTTGTGATGCGATTGAGCTAGCTTCTTCTTTTTTTGGTTCAAAAGTTTCTAGCAAGTGATCGAATCTAGCTTTGATGTAAACTGAATCAGCTTCATCTAAGTTAGCTTTAGGGCATTTGTGAGCTACAACAGATTTCATAAGCTCTTCATTGCTCATTTCGTCCATTTTTCCTTTATATGCGTCATATGCTTCGCCTTCCATTTCTCCGCCCATAAGCATCAAAACTTCTTGTAGCAACTTAACGCGCTCTTTAATAGCCTTTCTAATCATGTCCTCACGTGAACCCATCATTTCGTCAAGCTTTTCTTCAGCTTCAACTTTTGCTTTGTTAGCAGCTTCTTTTTCTTCTGTAATAGAATCTAAATTTGCTTTTAACTCAGAAAGTTCGGCAGCAACTTTTTTATATGCATTAGCAACCTCTGGCGACGATTTATATTCGATGCCGTCGAGAGTCACTAAAGAATATTTTTCTTCAGTCATATTGTTCTCCTTTATTAGATTGAAATTAGAAAAATAATCGTTATCTGTCGCAATCATTCGTGCGGAATCAGCAGAGTCCAAATGAATTCTTGCAACATTACCCGCTCTCGCTCTGTCTACTAAAGCCAGATGATTATAGCGAATATTAGTTTGGCGAAAGTCGTATCTCTCCCCACCATATATGCCATCTTCTTTTTTTAGATCTACAGTGTAACCAAGCGAAAGCTCAGTTCTCTTTTTAGATGTGACATTTGCAACAGCGTCTTTATTAGTAACTAAAAGTGAAGTCACTAAATATTGACCATCGGCTTGAACATTCTCGCCAGTGTAACCAACTGTTAAATCTTTTGCGTTATCGCTATTTACTAGCTTGGCCTCTGGATGGCCGTCTGTAATCGGGCGCATTTTCATGCTGTCTAGGCTATCGGCCATAAACACATCATCAGGGTGGCGCAGCTCTTTACGAACAGTTCCATCCTGATTCATATATGTAAAAACACCCGTTCTAGTTACTACAGCATCTGCCTTTAAGTAACCTTCTGGTGTTAACTCCGCCTTTTTAACAACAGCTTTATCAAAGCGCTCGCATTGAAAAGTGTTTTGATCGTCCATTATCTTTACCAAAATTGGTTAATCCCTCTTATAATGTTAATTGCAATCTATATAAAAATCAACATAGAGTTACTTTAAAACATTATTATTCTATTTTTATTATTTACTCATCTAATAAATCATCAAACAGTGGCGAACTTCCGCAGCGGCACAAAATTGGTCCTCCTGGGAAAATACCACCAGGGGCACCTTCATCCCAATTATATTCTTTTCCGTTTAATGCAGCATGCGCGCTTCTTACTCTCTCATCACCAGAAGTCTGCCAAATAAACCTTTTAATACCCACCTCTTGTTGCCTGTATTTGGTTAAGTTCCCGTTTAACTTACTTACCTGGTCTCTAGCGATAAGCTCACCACGTCTTTTTGTAACACCAAATTGTGATACTAAATCTTTTTGAACATCTTCTGCCCTGCGACCCGCTGCAAAACCTCTTTGAACAATTCCCTCAACATTTTTAAAGCCTTGCTCTGGAATTGATTTAATTAATGTGACATTTTCGGCAACATAAGAATTTATCTGGCCTTGAAGCCATGGTTCTGCAGCAATAATATTAACACCAAGAACGGATTTATTTATTTTCTGAAATTGGCCTTCATTATATTGATTAACTTCTTGTGCAGATTGTTGTGCAAGCTGGACTTCATTTGGTTTTCTATTGTTAAATAAATTTTCTGCTGCTAGCAAATAACGTTGAATATCTTCCGACCAATCGTCCATTTTAGGCATGCTTTTAAATACATCATGGCCGTCTGTGGTTGGTAAATTGACTAATGCTTGCTGCTCTAATTGTGGTAAAACTGGGAAAAAAATGTCTCTGATAGTGTTCTCAAAAATCTTTGCGTAATTTCTAAGCTCCCTTTGATAGGCTCTTTGGGCTGCATTTGGGTGAAACCATTTCGGTGGCTTGCGTAATTTCTTCCGCCCCTGCTCATTTAAAGCCCTTTGAATTCTTTTTTTTTCGCTTTCCGCAAGTGCCATTATCTATACACCATAAAATTAAGCGCACCAGCTATTTTAGTACCACCCTTAATTTTTCTTGCAGCTAAACACAAAATGTCTTGAGTGCCATCATATCTTGTAGTCGCAACATCTCTAATTTTACTTAGGTCAAAAGTCAAGCTACCGTCTTTCTCAGTTGCGTGTGCTGCAAGCAGAGTTCCACCTGTGAGAATTGAATTTGTTGTAGAGAATTCACTAAAGTTATCAACATCAGACCATGTGGGTGTGGTTGTAAAGGTCGGATTTAAGAATAAACACATATGAACCGAGTCGCCAGCAATCATTGTCATATTCATTGAGGTTGGTTTTATATTAATTCTGTTAAAACCTGCTTTAACTCGCACACTTACCAGGCTGAAGAAATCTGTGTTATTATCTAAATCATATTCAGTATTAGCCGGAGTTATGGCTGATCTCGCATAACCATCTGGATTTAAACCACCTTCTATAAACACAGCAGCGCAAATTTGTTTCATTGTTGATGGCGATGCTACGGCTGCTGTATTGATTAATTCATATCTCAAAGGCAAGTCTCCTTTGCCCATGTAAGGAGTGTCTAATATATTATTATATTTAAATTCATGTATCACACAAAAACAAGTGCCCGTCCAGATTGAAATTCTAACTCTTCCAACACCAAGCCATGCATAATCTAAATTAAATAATTGAGCTTTAGTAACATCAATATTATATTTACTAGGGCCGGTGCCGTCTAATGGGTCGTTGCTAAAATTAGCTTGCTCAACCCGGATATCTTCGGTAACACCAGCACTTAATGTTCTTCTTAAAACAACACCAAAATTGCCATCTTTTTCCTCAAAAAATACTCCATTAAAATCATCATATATGCCCAACCTTGCAGATGTGCCGACTTGTGTTTGACCTAACACACCGGTCATCATTACATCCATACCGGTTCCAGACTCATATTGAAACGTTCTAATTGTTTGCCTCATTGCACGATCGCCATTAGCTGTGCCAATAGAAAGTTGTAATGATGATTGCTCAGATAAATATGTTGTGCTTGCAGTGCCAGAAGAAACAAATTCCCATTCTTCTTCACCTATAGAATTTTGAAGTGAAGAATTAAATATGCCATACTGATTTGACACCCTTAATTTTCTGTAAGCATCAACAGTGTTGTTATCTTGAAATGCTACTAAATTATCAAAAATAAAGCTCATTATATTATTCTCCATTGGTTGTTATCTGCTATATAAACAAGCTGCACTGCTATATATTTTACTTTTAAAATGACTTCTGTTTGATCGTCTATTAAATCGGGAGCCGTTGGCAATAAAGTTATTTGCCTAGAATTTGCGTTACCAGTCTCGTCTTTTATTGTAATGGTCTGACCCTCATACTCACCAGCACTCAATGTTATTGTGACTTCATTTGTAGTGTCAACACCAATATAAGTGTCGCCACTTTGTGTTGTATAATCAACAGCAGTGGCAACCCTTTTGAAAAGCTGGTTAATTAAATTACCAACATTAATGCTAACCAGAACCTCGCCTTCTGCCGGCCCTGATACCACGTCAAAAGCAGCGTCATTGAAGTCCAATATTTCTGTCAATGGTTCAACGACGGTGCCTTGTTTAGCAATGTCTAGGTTGCGGTTGTCGAGCGAGTTCTGGAATATAGCCATTTGTTACCTATGCGATTACGGTATCAAGTTGGAAATTACCAACAGATGAGATTACAGAAAATTCAAGATCTGCTGTGGTGCACATTAATGTTACTGACGAGCCATCTTGTACCGTCTCGATGTTGCCATCAGTGCCGGTTGTTGTGGTCTTGTTGCCAAAGCGAATGAGCTGCCCTGCTCCTTGTCTGATTCTAAATCCTGAATTAATGTCAGTGATAGTGAAGACTGAGCCAAGCTCTACAGTTGCTGGCAAAGTCATTTGCAGACTTGTTGCGCCATCAGTAATATAGTTACGGTCTTTGACCATTAAGGTGTCGATTGTGACCTTCTCAATGTCGCGCTGTCCGGTTGCTCTGATAGTAATAGAACCAGGTGCGTTATCAATCTCAATACCAAAAGCAGGCGTCATGGTATTAGCAACAGCATTATCACCAGTCTGACCGATGATAATCTCACCATCTTCGAAAGGATAGTCGTGGTTATTATTATTCTGGGTAGCCATATTAATCCTCCAATTAATTTATGTTAAAGTTTCCCACTGAAGATTTTACCATAAATGTTAAATTTTCTTCAACGCAAATCAACTCTAAGGTGCTTTTGCGTTGTATAGTTCTGAGCTCTCCAGTTGCTCCTAATGTCGTTGACCTGTTTCCATAATGGACGACTTGACCCGCGCCTTGCTTTAAGATAAAGCCTCCATCTCCGAGTGCTAATATATTTACCTTATCTCCTACTATGCAAGTGGTTGGTAGGGTCACCTCTATAGGGCTGCCGCTGTTAGCCGTGACGTAACCTGCGTTTGCAATGAGGTTGGTATTGGTCGTAATGGTAAACCATGCTAGATCTTCTTTTTGTATATTTACATCTACTGATCTTGGGCTTGTTTTAGTGACTGTTACATCACCAACAAAGTTTATGACCTCAGTTCTTGAGTTGACATTGACGCCTTGATTTTGCGTTAGTAGCTCGATGATTATTGGCTGTCCAATTGATCCCCCGCCTCCACCGCTTAAGGCTCTCAGGTCAATCCATGGCCCCCATTTGCCAGACGGTTCCTGGAATCTAAGCTGCCCTTTTTTAAATTCATGAGCTGGTGGCTTTCCGCATAAGTCTTTATACTTAAATTGTCGGCCATCTGTAAGCGTAATTATTAACTCGCAATCGACCATGCAAATATCAGATATTCCAACGCCTTCCGGGCCGCGGATACTGGCCGCCTGATAGACGACCTGTCCAATATTGGCCACTTCACCATTTGAGTATTCAAATACTAATTCATTACCATCCAATTTTGCATTTGTGATGCTGACGCCGTCACTTCCGTCCCTGCCGTCCTTTCCGTCAATGGCTTTATTTTCTTTTTTAAACTCATCAAGTATGACCGATATTTTTTTTTTGATTTCTTTTTCAGGTAAGATTTTTTCGGTTATTTTTTTGATTTGCTTTTCGAGCTTTTCATCAAACCTATTGCCAAGCTTTGCAATATCTTCCTGGATCCTATTGCTTACCGTGGTGTCGGCAATCATTTTATCGGCTATGAAATCATTCAAGTCTTTTTGAGCTTTATGAGCTGCATTAATAGCCTCATCAACACGTTTTTTAGTAAGTATAATCTCACCATCATTGCGTTGAATTTCTTTGCTAGCTTCATCTAGTGACCGTTTTATTTTAGCAACTAATGCAAGCTTAATATAATCTTGTGAGTCCACAATTTACTCCACTATTTTTTTAAGTAAGCTCATATATTCTTTTTCAATTTGCTCCTTACCTTTGAGCTGGGCCTCTAAAGCATCTAATTTTTGCATTGCTGCCGTTAAAGCTTCGTTTTTCTCACTACTTGCTTTCTCTTCTAATTTTGCTTTATGTTCATCTAGTGTTTTTTGATATTCTAGCAATTCGTCTGTATTAGGGTTTCCCATTTCAGGTGCTGCGCTTTCATCTACTGATGGGACGTTAGAACCTGAATATACACCTCCATTAAAGCGGGCCTCTCTAATTTCATTTGGATCAAGCACGCCGCGATCAAGATAAATTGCGTCAGTTTCAGCAACAGTTTTTCTATATGTAGATTCTTCTTGCTCAGACATTTGCCATAATGGATTGAAGACAATTTGCCAATCTTCTGGCTCTATGCCTCTTGTTGGCCCATCTTTTGATAAATACATAAGCTTCATAAGGCGCTCTAGCACAGGTTTTAACGTATCTTCTTGCTCTGATTTAATCATATCGTAAAACATTCTGATGTCTGCGGCTCCTGTAGCTTGCAGACCTGAAGGTGCTTCGCCCATTAAAAATGTTTGTGGTATTCCGGTCACAGATGATAAGGCCAATGTAAATCTTTTAATCAAGCCGTCAAGTCCAGCAACTGAACTAGAGCTTTTAGAAAATGACTCTTCTTTATCAAGCATGATGGTGTTGCAAACGTGACGAGATAAATCGATAATTTCAAGGCGCTTTTTAACAATCTCATTACCTTCATCAGTTTCCATAAGATCTGATAAATTATTTACTGTTAAAATTGTCTGAATAAAATCTTCCATAATGTTAGAGGTTGCAGAATATGCAGCACCAAGATTTCTGAGCTCAGTGTAACAACTCTGCAACACACTATCTCCCCACCCCTCGTTTCTTTCAAGCACACGATTTGGTAGCACCTCACCATCCATTCTGAGTACTCTTGATTCATGAACCATGAACCCCATGCCGCCATGGGCTGGCGTTATTCTATATTTTTCTGGAAGTCCATAACTTGGATTTGTCGGGTCATTATACAAATCTACCTCAGTCCAAGTAACTTCCCATCTATCAAAAACGTGCAGAAAATCAATTGATCTTATTGCGCTTTCATTAAGTGGTTGGTCTAATTCGTTGCCATCGTCGGCGCCAATGACAATCAAAGAAGCCCCATAAAGACGCGACCATCTAATCATGTTAGTAAATTTTCTTTTTGCGTCTAATGACTCAAGATTAGACAAAATAACGCGTTCTGGGTCATTTTCTATAGAGATCCACTCACGTGTCATTTCTACGGCTATTAGGTCAATAATTCTTTTAGCTATGCCGTTGCTTCTGTAAAGAACGTCTAAAGTTCCTTGGTTTAATCTGTTTTCTGCTTGGAATTCGTTGGAGATTGTGCGGTCTTTGCCTTTAATCCCCATGTAAGTGAGCACATTTGCCCAACCGTCTTTTTTAATATCTGCCATTAATAACCCCATTAGGTTTTGCTATCCTTATGATGTTAAAATTTAACAGCTTATAAATCAATTAAAAACTATAACTTACATTTTAATTAGTCCTGAATAATTAAATCCATAATTGGAAAGTGCGTCAAAGGCGGTTGATAAAGCGTCAACAGTATCGTCATGTTTGGCATTAGGGAAGGCGCATAATTCTTCTAAAAATGCGTGATTCCAATCGCCACGAACTATTTTAATATTGCCGGCCTCAGCCTGGGCTGACACTGGACTTGCACGGGTTACCTTGTCTTTTTTAATTGGCACGGCTTTAACTGAGAATCCAGACATCATACGAATTAGATATTCGACTTCTGATTTGCCAGCCTGACCTGGATCTTGTTCCAATATTATTTTCACATTTTTGCCGTCTTGTTCGGCTGTGTTTCTTATGGCTTTTTGGACATCAAGAGAGGAGCCCCTGAAGCGAACCACATCTTCGATATAAAAACATCCATGTTCGTCCCGCACTAATTTAAGCCCAACAGTCCAATCGGGGTCAGTGCCTTTCTTAGCAATTGAGGCCGCCCTATCCCAAGCTCTAACACGCTTTGCCTTGCCTGGTGCTGCTCTTGTGGTTTCAAACCAAGTCTTCTGGAAAAAACCTCCCTCACGAGGTGCAGGCCTTTGCTGCATTTGGCCAGCATAGCCATAGGATCCTAGACGCAATTTAAAATCTTCTAAAACATCAGGTGTAAATCTTTCAGGCCATAATAATTCACCATCTTTTTTTCTGGGATCTGTCCATCCAATACTAGTGGAGGCTCTGCGCTCCTCTTCAAATTCCATAGGCAATAATAAATGTTCATAGCCGCCTTGCCTGAGGATGTGCGCCGATAGATCATTTTCGTTAAGTCTTTGCATAACGATAACTTTAGCGCCAGTTGCGGGGTCATTAAGGCGTGTGGAAAATGTATTATCGAACCAATCTTGTGTATGTTGCGTTACGGCTGCTGATGCCGCTTCTGTTGCGCTAACTGGGTCATCGACTATTAGGAAATCGCCACCCTCACCGGTTGCCGCTGAATCTACTGAGGTTGCAAGTCTATAACCAGTTTTATTTTTTTCAAATCTTGTTTTAGTATTTTGGTCTCCAGTAAGTTCAAAAACATCGCCAAATCTTTCCTTATACCAATTAGATTCTATAAGCCTTCTACATTTAAGATTATCCCTAATTGACAAGCTTTGCGCATAAGAGGCGCATAAAAAGCGAGCTTCTGGTTTAAAAGTCCACATCCACACCGGCCACATTACTGAAACACAGGTTGATTTTGCAGCACGAGGCGGCATATTTATCAGGAGGTTTCTAATCTCGCCATTTGTAACTGCTTCTAAATGCTCACATATGGCGTCAATATGCCAATTATGCTTATATTCTGTTGCAGGTTCTACAATGTGCCATGCTGCTTGAATAAATTTTTTCAGGCTTTTTTCGAGCTCGACGGCTTCAAATATTTCTTTTTTAAATGAAAATATCTGATATAAATCACCCATTCATTTTTTCCATAAGCTTCATTAGCATTTTTTGCTCTTCAGGATCGAGCTTTTCAATCATGGCTTTTTGTTTTTGGGCATCAGGGCCTTGATTTATGTTTTCGATTTTTTGTGTGACTGGTCCATCGAGACGATCTAGGACGGCATTCATAGCTCTTACGTCGCCCTCATAAGCACGCTTAAGCATTTTTTCAGCGATGGCATCTGCTAAGAATTCCTTTCGTGACTCCTCATTAAAGAAATCGACGTGATTAATCTCTCTTTCGATTTGCTTTTGAAGGCTTTGGGTTATACTTCTTTTGTTTACATTTTTGTTTTTTGGTGCTAGATAAGAGTGTCCCTTTTTAAATTTTGTAGGGTTTTCTTTTTTTTCTTTCTTTTCTTTATTTACTTTTTCCGCCATGTTTTACCTTTGATCTTTTTTTATCTTAACTTCTTAACACTTTTACAGTTGACTTATTTGTGTAAATATGTTAACATAAATTTTAAGTTATTAAATTTTTATTAATATCAAGCAATTAAAGGATATATATAATATGACCATCAAGTCAAGTCACAAAAGCATCGTCAACTCATTTAAGAAAAAAGCTATACCAGTATTACCATTTATGGAGCGATTCGAGCCTTATTATTCTCCTGGTCAATATGGTTATAATTGCACTGAAAACACCCTTAAAAATATCATAGGTATGCAGTTTTATGAGGAGGTTAAAGAAATATTAATAAATGAGGGCGTTATTATATCCCTACCTTTTGATGAACCAAAATATATTATCAATTCATTTGATGAAGTTATGAGCGCATAATATGGATATTAAAGAAATGAGCAAGGCTCTAAAAGAAAATGTGCGTATGATGCTTAAGACATTATCCCCTGATCAAAACGCCTGTGTGATGACCGCAAGACAATTGGAGGAGATTGTTGGTAAGGACGATTTAGCAGAGGTTATAAGGTTATTTAAAAAGGATGGTCTCCTTACAGAAAGAAGAGTAAAGACCTTAGATGGATATACACGATATTTGATCTTTAAACAGGAGGATTAAATAATATCCCCAAAAGCATCCCCATAAATTGTGGATAACTCGCTATGCTATCCCATTGATTTTGCTTGATTATGTGAAATAGTTCATAAATTTAGTTAATATTTTAACCTTTTTTCTTGACTTGGCACCCCAACATATGTTATACTTTAAGTAAGGGCAAGAATGACCCTCAAATAACTTAG